GTACTCAAGTCCGAAGCTCCTTTCTTCCACCAGGACGTCGATCTCCTTGGGAGAGATGACCCTGCGGTTGTTCCTAGATACCTCGAATCCGAGAGACTGAATGAAGTCGCCGATCTCCAGCTCAGCTTGTGAGGACGAGTTAGGATGACACCTACTGCAGAGTGATCCTCTCTCGAACGCCTGCAACGTCTTCTGGGATGTCACGCCGCAGACGTCACACCTGAATGGCAGGTACTGGCGCTGACGGGAGGTGTACTCACCATAGGCGATATCTGTCGTGAGGCCCGGTCGTGAAGTGATCCTCTCTGAGAGCTGTTGGGGTGTGATCCTCTTGCTCACCCTGATCCTCTCAATTGAGGCCTGGCTGTGCCGCAGTCCAAAGAAGGGATTTCCTGCGCCCTTGAACATAACGGCTTGCTGTTGGATCCTGTCGTCAGTCTCCTTTGTCTTTCCTCGATTCCAGGCAGGCGCCTTTCCTCCCCGCCTACCCCCGGACGCCGCTGCAACATCCTTACAGCCGATGCAGTGCTCTTTAAAGCTGAAGGATGTGTATCTGGTCATCGCACCGCACGAAACGCACGTGGGTCGAACGCCGCTGTAGCAGCACTGGATCGTGTATTCCTCACCGCGCAGGCTGTGCGCCTTCTTGATGTGGTCTGACAGACGCTTTCCCGTCTCGAACTCACCTCCGCAGATGCCGCACACCATGTCATCACCAGCTTGTATGGTGATTATACACTGGTCAGGTCGCGATGTGGTGTAAGTGAGGATCTAAAAATAAGAGTGGCGCCCTTTTTAGGGGGCGCCACTCTGATTTGCAGCCGTTTAGCTCTCAGCGAGCTGGGCTACCGCACGACTAGATGATGTTCATGTCCATGCAAGTGACCGTACCGTAGAAGTCGGCGCGAACCATCTTCTTGCCGTAGCGAGTCATAACACCCTTGCGCGGGGTGAAATCCTCGGGAGCGAAGATGGTGGGCGTGACAATCAAGGGGACGTACGGAGCGTAGACGTAGCCGGTTTCCAAGTAGCTACCGCCCTTGAAGCCAACCAGGATCTTGTTCCGGGGGAAGTACGGATCCTTGTAGACTGTGAAGCGGTTGCTCAGGGTACCGACCTTGTCAGCGCCGATGGACATTGAAGAGCCGACCTGGCCGGATCCATCAATGCTGTATGACGGCTTGTAGAAGATCGAGGCTTCCAGGATCGTTGCCACGTCGGGTCCGACGACGATGAAGTTCGCCGAGCCGCGCAGTGTCTTCCTATGGATCTCGTTCGCCACATCGATGATCGTCTCGATGAGAGTCTCGTACCATTCACGAACCGTGCCGGTGAAGGCAGGACCCGGGGTAAGGGACGAGTTGCGAACGAACTCGAGGCCAGACGTCTTGTTAACGAACTTGCCAGGAGCACGCGACCAGAAGAAGTTCGCACCCTTCGCCTGAGTGAGCAGGTCATTCAGGATCTCGCGATCGATTTCGAGAGCGATCTGCTCGGACAGGATCTGGGTGAGCTCCACCTCAGCGTCGAGGCTGTGGTAAGCGTTCAGGTCCTGAGCGAGTTCCGGCGACCACTTGGCGCGCAACTTGCGCGTGGTGGCAGTCACCGCGATGCTCTCGATCTTGATGTCGATTTCAGGAATGGTCGGTGAAGGAGTCGTACCGAAGTCAGACTCGAACACCGGCACAGTCAGGGCTGAGCCGTCAGTGCTGTTGGCGCTAAATACGTCCGCCTTGGGGTAGGACGCGGTGATAGCGTTGACAGCCTTGGAGGTGTTAGCAGAGATGCCGTAAGCACCTGAGACGACGGTGAGGATCGCTGCACTTGCTGTGCTCGGGTCGACCAAGGGATCAGGGGTGAACACGCCACCGCTGAAGGTTCCCAGCTGACTGAGACGACGAACGTTAAGAATGCCGGTTCCGCCCTGAATCGAGTCCGGAAGAGCGCGGAGACCGAAGTTCGCCGTGCCCGCCTGGGTCGAGAAGAGGGAGAGCGACTTGACGTTGGTCGAGTCAAGAGAGGCCAAATCCGATGCCTGGAGGACCAGGAACTGGAAGCGGCCTGTCGCGTCCAAAGCACCGTTCGTCGCAGCGTCGTCTTCGATCAGGGTGGTGATCTGCGGATCGAACTGCAAGAACTTGCCGTCAGAACCCGTCGCGAAGGCGAGCTTGTTGTCGGTGATGACCGAGGTGCCAGCGAAAGCACCGCGCGCGAGCACGGTAACCTGCGAGGTGGTGTGCACCTTCGAGAAGGAAGTACCAACCAGATCGTACTGACCGCCGGTGGCGAGAGATCCGCTCTGGATTCCCTTGCCAGTGGGGCTGTTGTAGATTGACTGGCCTGCCGTGTAGGTGGAGGCAGTAGTGCCGCCGTCACCGCCGACACTGTTACCGTAGGTGTAGTCCAAGTAGAAGAGCAACCCGGCAGGGAGGCTCATCGGCTGGATCGACACGAGCTCGTTGGCGACGAGACCGCCGAAAACCCTGCGGACGATGGGGAAGGCGATGTTGGTGAAACCGCGGATGTCACCAGACTCTGAACCGGAACCGCCACCAGCGCCGATAGAGTTAGCTTCCCGGAGGAGCTGGGCTGCCTGGTTCTCGAGGAGCGACGCCATGTTTTCACGGCGTTGACCTTCGAGGCCGCGAAGCAAACCTGTACGGTTCCACTTCTCGACGAGGCGCTTGTTGACGGTTCCGAGATGACGTTGCTTGATGCCCTCTGAGAGCTGCTCAAGTGAAAATGACCTGCTCATGATTGATTCTCCTAACTGATTGTGGGTGATTTAGGCCTTAGATCCGATACCAGCAAGAACTGCCCAGCGATGAACTTCGACTGCTTCATTCAGGCGAACTCCTGAAGTTGCAAGCGGACGAGAGGTCGGGCTGACCGCCCTGCTGCCAACCGATTCATTGACCGACTCAGGGCGCTTGTTCGACATGGTCTTGCGACCGATCGATTCAGACAGACCCTTGTATAACAGCTTCACCTCACGTAGACTCCGGGCGCGATCGAGTGACTCGATGATGTTCCGACGTTGTGCATCGGAAAGTTCGCGATCCTGGAGGAGCCTATTCACGTACAGAAGCTTCGCGTTGAACAGGTTCATCTCAGTGAGCTGCCCACGGAGACTGTCAACAGCCTCAGCGTGCTTCACTAAGCTAACCTTGAGGTCACGATTTTCTTTCATGACCTTTTTTGCCGGTGTGTTAAACGCACCAGAAGTGTTTTTGTTGAAGCCGTGGCCTTTGGAGTGAGCAGGCATTGCGCCTGACGTCATCTCGTCCATGGCTTCATCGTCCATCTCCTCGTAGAGGTCAGACATCTCGTCGTCTGCCATTCCCTCGTCTTCTTCAGACGCTTCAGGAAGAGCACCCTTGATCTTCTTGGCAGGCTTCTCAAAACCCTTCGCGCCTTCACGTAATGCGCGAAGTTCACGAAGCAGTGCAGCCTCATCGACCTTGTAAACACGCTCAGAAGGTGAGGGAGGCATTGCTGCTCCCGGAGGCTTCTCGCCGCCTGCAGGTGCAGGAGGCATATCGTCAGGTGCGGAAGCACCGCCACCCTGCATTGACATGAGCTGCTGCAGCATGTCCTTGAGCTCGCCCATTTCTGTCTCTAGCTGCGCGATTCCAGCAGCGACATCGCCACCGTCTGCCGGGGTCGTATCCACGCCGCCAGCGTCGTCAGCAGACTCTTCGTCTTCGTCTTCGTCTTCGTCTTCGCCCGTAGGCTCGACGGGCATGTCTTCGTCTTCGTCTTCTTCCTCTTCCGCTTCGTCATCACCCTCTTTCTCAAGAAGGGCAGAGAGCGACTCATAGAGGTCGGCCATCTCATCGTCCATTGCTTCGTCCTCGTAGCCCATTCCTTCGTCCTCAGCGCCCATGTTCATGTTCTCTCTAGAACCCATCTCGTCCGACATGAGCTCGTCGAGATCAACCTCGTACATCTTTTTCTTGTCCTGCATAGCAGTGTTCTCCTTGATGATGTGAGTGAATCTCACGTCAGACGGCGCCGCGCGGGAAATTCCTGCGGAACCAGACTTTTTGACAGCGGCATTCCTCATCTTCTCGACGATAGGAATAAGAGCAGCA